TTTTTTTTTTTTTTTTTTTTTTTTTTTTTTGTGATTAACAGAAACCAATATTCACAACTGGAAGGAGGGAGCAGCAACTACATGGCTTAGGGTCCACAAAGGGTCTTTGTATCACCATGCAGGACAGAGGGATGAAGAGAGACTGAACCTGGGGCGGGGGTTTCAAGGGGCTACCCTGTGAGAGGGTAGGGTCCAGTCATGCAGGAGGAGACCCAACCACGCTGGAGTACGGAGTAGGGAGTGAAGGTGACGTCGCAGCCGTTCTCATTGACCTTAGCCTTGATCTTGCCACACCAGTCCGAATAGTTCTTCGGTCCGGAGTGAAAGGCCAGGGTCTCAAGCGACCGCAACACCTCCTCGAACTCCCCACCACGCAACCACATGATTGAGTTGGTAAGGGTTTCAGGGTCCATCACAGGATGGATGAGATGGGAGTGGATGTCATCAGGGACAAAATAGCGTTTAAGGAAAGTGATGTCAAAGATGGAAGAAGTGTCAGGAAAGTCAGAGGCTTTGTCGGCAGGAGTGACGACAAAGTTGGTGAATTTCTGATAGAAAGCCTGGAGTTCACGAGGGTGAAAGTCTTGATTGGAGCCCCAAATCAAGTCGTCCCCGTAGCAGTACAAGACTGGAGGATCCCTTGGGTCAAATTTGTTGCAATACATCATAGCGGAGATGATCGCTATGTTGTTTGCAATGGTGTTGAGGATGGAGGTCCCAACACACCCGGAGGGATTCCCACCAATCATGGTGTACCACAGGGAGTCGTAGACATGGGTAGAGCAGGTAGTGTAGGAGAGATAGTCAAGAACACGACCAGGTTGGTCAGAGCGCTTCGCTATGCGAGTAGCGATAGCGTGAAGAAGGCAGGAGGGGATAGTAGCATCAAAGCAAGAGTAGTCAATGGACCAGACATTAGGGAAAGGAGTGAGAGAGTGGAAGATTTGGGTCCAGTGGATGTCCGGGTTGCACCCAACAGCGCTGCCGAACGAGAGGGGGTTGCCCTGGATGTGGTTGATGAGAGAACCTAGAAGCCGGCGACCGACGACAATTGCTTGTATCGGTGCGGCCTCGACAATCCGGGTTTTCCCTGCTCGGGCTTTCGCCGTAGGGCGCAGCTCGTCCTTAAGGAAGGATTGGTAGATGTAGGAGCCACCGTCCCAGACGGCATCGATGGCTTCCTGGAGGTCAGGGGTGGGGTTGCCATCCGCGTCAAACAAAGACCGGCGGGACCGGCCCATTGTCGTCCACGGGTAGCCAGGAGATTGGGAGAGGTCAATACCATCCATGTGGTCGAGACCACGGATGGCATCTTCCTGGGAAAGGACAGGGAGAGAGTCAGGGAGAAGGGAGAAATACCAATCGGCCGCCTCTTCCATGCAGGGCCAGGGCGTCGGGATGTCACCCTTGTCATGCTTGGCAAGAGTGATGGCGTCCAGATCAGTACCTTCGGGGAGGCGGGGGTCCTTTCGAGAGAGGGCAGCTGGTTCCTTGGTGATGGGGAAGGCACCAAATGCGGGGGAGGGGTGGAGTCGACTGCGCCGGGAAACGTGCGCAGGCGGCCCCATGGGAGGGTGGTAGTGGAGAACAGATTGGGGAGTTGCCAATTGAGAGATGAAATTTTGGACACGTTCAGGGGTGAGGCGTGCGGAGAACCCGTTGTAGCCAGCAACACCGGCGACATGGATGCCGAGGACACCCAAGCCGCCAGGGTCGGTGGCGATCATCGGGGACCCGCAGAGGCCCTGGAAGGAGGAGCAGCGGTATGTGAACGAATCCCTTTCGTCCACAACACCAGGGAGCGGGGTAGAGTGGGGTTTGCCATTCCAGAAGGAGACAAAGACAGGAGTGTCAGAGAATTTGGAGGCAAGGATGCCAGACTTGGGAGAGGCAGGGCGGATAAAGCGGATCAAACTCTTGTGTTCCGGCCCATCCGGGACCGCGATCAGAGATAACTCACCGTCATCCACTCGCGTAACACGCGACACGTCAAACGTGCGCGATCCAACGCGAATGTGGGTGATCTCCAGATCATCGGACTCGAATGCGTGGGACGGGACAATCAAGTTACGACCGCCAACCCAGAGGCAGGACATGGTCCAGATGGGCTTAGTGCCCGAAAGGGAGACAAAGGAGTCAACATTGGCCATTATCTTCATGACGGCAGGGTCGAAACCCTGGCGTCGGACCGGGCCCGTGTAGGTGGGTTGTTTTTGGAGGTCCTTTTTCCTTGGCTTAGGAACAGGGGCTCCATTGTACGCACCTTGCGGGTTCCGGAGGTCGCGAAGACAACGGACGATGGTGAGAGTAGCAGCAATGAGAGAGAGGAAAGAAGTCGCAGCGAAGACAGGTGCTCGCCACGACCAGAGCTTAGATAAGAAAGAGACAGGACGGTTCTCATTCACAGCCTTGACGAAGGGGTCCTGGCTGGGAACGGAAGGGAGGACGGAGGGGAGGGGAAGGTTAGGAGAGTCAGTAGCTCCCTGGCGAACCACATCGGTGCGCACCATGCCCGAGAGCAGGGTGCTCACCGAGTTGCGCTCGCTCAGGGAGTGCAGAATGAAATCAACCAGTTCATCAAAGCAAGAGACAGGAGTGTTGGGAAGAACAACAGATTTGTAGTCAACGGCCAGAGAGAACATGGAAAATTCAGTCAGGGGATTGGAAAATTTGCAGTAACGAGTGGAGCGGGGGGGGGAGATGGGCTTGAGGGCCTCCGCCGCTGAGAAGGTAACACCTTCGCGCGCCGTCACGTTGATGCGAACGTGCAGGCGGCGCTCAAGTGCAGCGACACAGCGAGCGGAGCGGGGGTTAGGTCCAGGGAAGTTGGACGTGACGATGATGATGCGGGAGGTGTAGAACCGGCCCTTATCATTAACGTCAGCCATGGGGACAATGAAAGGGGCAGAGGACACGATGTTCACGAAGTCAGCCCAGTCAGCGCCATCGGGGTTTTGACCGATGTCGTCGATGTAGTGGACGGGCTGGCCCGTGTAGCCATCGTAGTACTTGCAGTCGGGGGAGGAAGGGGAGTAGTAGTTGTTAGGATCACCAGAAAGGGCCTGGGCTAAAGTGGATGCGAGGAGGGAAGCCAGGAGGGATTTTCCAGTGCCTGGTGGGCCATAGAGGTACACGACCAGTGGCTCTGGCCGCGTCCCCGGTGTGCCAACCAGGGAGATTGCAGAAAGGGCAGTAGAATAGTTGGTAATAGCACGGGAGCAGAGGTTGATGTGGGTGACAGAGTTAGCACCGTGGGCAAGAGTGAGGAGCTGCTTAGCCAGCTCGAGATTGGAGCGAATGGCGTCGGCAGAGAGCTCAGAAGCGGGGGTGGAAGAGGCAGTCACAGAATCAGTGTAGAGCTCAAGAATCTTATCGTGCTGTTGGGCGAGCTTGGTCCTAGGGTCGTCTTTGACGAGAACCCCAAGCCACTCGAGAAGATTCTTGACATGGCCCATGACCTTCTCAAAGAACCAGTCGGTGTTGCGCAGGGCGTTCATGATGTCGTTGTAGTCACGGACACCCTGGCGTCCACCAGCGGCTTGAGCGGCCGACTGGGGGGTGGGGGAGAGACCAAGAGCTCTGGCGCACCGGTAGAAGACGGCGGCCAGTGGATTACCAAGAGAGGAGAAGAAAGAGGTGAGGTCTTCAGCTAGGTCACCACACAGCATGAGAGAAACACCAATGAGAGCAGAAGGGGTGGGGTTGTTGCAGATGATTATGAGTGAACCAACGATTTTGGTCACCCATTTGATCAGCTTAGAGAACAGGTGTTGCAGGGGCGAGACGGGAGTCTTGGGAGCAAGGCCAGAGAAGAAGTTCTGCATGAAGGTGGTAGCACCATCAATGGAGTTAGAGAGAGAGCTGATGGAAGAAGCGATAGCTTGGGAAGATGTAGCGATGTCAGCATCACCAGCTACCCGGGCAACGTTCTCGAGTGCGGCGGAGAGGTTCTTCGCCGCATCCGGGAGGTCACCCAGGCCCTGGCGTCTGGCAAGAGCAGTGGAAGGGGCAGGAGGGGCAGGGGGAAGAGCGCCACCCTGTGCGACGGCTATCAGTGTTTGCGCGCCGGCGCACAGCGCGGCCCCAGCAGAAAGAAATAGAGTAAGGGGGGGACAGGAACGGAGAGGGACTCCAGTGAGATCGCTGAGCCAGAGGTGTGACTGAGCGATGGAATATGGGAAGACTGTGCCAACACAGGCGGCGGCACAGAGAAAGAAGGCGGGGGCAGTGGGGTGGTAACGAGTACCATCCCGGCTGGAGTAAGCCAGAATGGACTCGTCGCCGTGAGGAGTCATGCCGATGGCATACTCCTCGTCGGGGTTGACAAGAAGGAGTGAGTAGAAGGGGGCAGTAGTGTGAGCCACGATGTAACAGCGGCTCTCGGGGGTGAGGATGAGGTCGGCAAGGTTGCCGCCCTGGCGCCGAACCCTGCGGGGTTTTGGCGTTGGGCGAGCGACGCGCACGATGCCAGTGCTGGGGTTACCAGTACCGACACCAGGCGTCTGCCGTGGGATGTATGCCTCGAAATCCCGGAAAGAAATGTAAGCAGAGACAGAGACTGACAGAGAGCTGGGGAGGTCCACGTAGAAGACGAGGGTCCCCCACGTGTTGGAGTGGAGATTACCAGCGTCACCACCGTTCTGGAGGCCGAAGCCGCCAAAGGAGGTGCAGAGGACAGACTGGGGAGAGGCATAGGGGATAGACACAGTGACGTTGGTGGAGGAGGTTAGGTTGAGGGGGGTCACTGTGTGAGTGAAGAAGGACATTTCTGCGACAGATTGGGCAGTGGGGACTGATGAACCAGGAGGTGCATAGAAGATGTAGAAGGAGGCAGACTCATTAGGGGCAGAAATTGTTAGGTTAAGAGACAGATTAGCATAGATATAGGTGAAAGCGCCAAGGACGCTGAGAAGAGAAGACTGTTGAAAGTTAATAGGGTTAAGACTGACATGATAGAAGAGACCACCGGTCATGACCAGAGGAGTGAGGTCCTCGTTGAGGCCAAACCAACGGTACTGTGAGAAGTAGAAAGCTAAGTCAGTTGAGGGGTCAACAGGGTGGTGGGGGTAATCAAAGTTGTCACGGGGAGCTGGGTCAGTTTCAGGATTGCCATCAGACAGGTCGCTGGTGGGAGCGGGTTGCACTTCAGCGCCGTCGGCGCCGGACTGAAACCCAAGGGCAGGGGCCTGGGGGAGACGGACATCAAAGTCCTCCGCAACGTGGAGGAAGGCAGCCACGGTCGCGGAGGGGGGAGAGGGACCAGGAGTGACAAGAGGGTTCATAACAAAGACAGTGAAGTAGCCATTGTTAGAGACCAGGCCAGAGGAAGAACCGATGTCGACGGTCTTCCAGTAGGACTGGGAGCAGAAAGGGACAGTGAAGGTGTAGGTAGAATCGCCATTCACATCCCAGACATCGTAGGTGCCGTTGTTGGCTTCCTCGATGGTCGTGGGAGGATTGGCGGAAGGAGGAGTGTAGGCTAGTAGGAGCCGGCCATAGCACTGAGCTGGGCCGGTGAAGATAAGAGAGATTTGGAGAGAACCACGCCATTGGGAGTAGAGGGAAAGGACGAAAGCAGTGTTGGTCTGGGTCCCAGCAATGGTTTGTGGTTGGATTGGGTAGGTCACGAGTTGGGCGCCAACTTCTTCAGCGGCGGTCCACAACACGTTCCTTTCCCAGGAGTGGCGGGCAGCGTACTCGAGCCAATTGTGCACGCGCCCGGGGAGGTAGTTGCGGGGAGGGGCAGCGGGTGCGTAGCCGACCAGGGGGATTTCCTGGCCAGCCACGACCGAGCCGTATGTGGAGGCACCAGGGACCACACGGGTCTTCCAGTGCTGGGGAGTGGGGTAGGGCACAGGGAATCTGAGACCATAGAAGGCAGATGCACTGGGGGCCACAAAGAGAGAGACCTTGACAGAGGTGGGGGCGCCGGTGGGGACAGCTAGCGGGGTGAGAGGGGCAAAGAGGATAGTCCAGTAGTTGTGGAGAGCCTCTGTCGAGGTGTTGGGGGTGATCCCAATGTAGGGAAGTTTGAGAGTGGCAGAGTTAGAGTTAGCCAGGTTGATAATGGCATGGGGGAAGTTGAACCAAGTGGAGGAGTCAGCAGGGGTGATGTCACCCAGCCCCTCAGCCATGGCCAGGACAATCAGTGAGCCGCCGTGAAACTGGGAAGCATTCACGACGACCGTGACGTCAAAGCCACAGTTGAAGTAGGCGTGGGTGTTGTAAGCGGCAGCAAAGACACAGTCAGGGTGGGCAGTGCACAGAGCAGCGGGCAAGGGGTAAACACCAGTGTTGGGTTCAAGAGTGGGGGGGTAGACACCAGGAGAGAGGGCCTTGGGCCCAGAGAACACTTGGAGTGCGCCCTGGGATTCAGACCAGGTGAGGGTGTCGATGAGCCACTGGCGGTCAGCCGCGGGGCCGACCTCAGTTGGAGCATCTGGATTGGGGAGAGAGACAGCGGATGTGGCCGGGTAAGGGTCAACAACAGGCAAGAGAGCCTGGGAGGAAATGGTGGTGTTGTTTGCATTGACGGCGGAGGATGGAGCTCCACCGGCGATGTTTCCCGGGAGGGCGAGAAGGCGTGTGGTTTGGGCGCCAGAAAACTTGTTGGTGAGCTTTCTAGCACCAGCCTTGATGCCACCCGAGACAGCGCCGGCGACGGAGTCCGTCGCGTCAACTGCATGGTCAAGGGCACGGTCCAAGGCACGCGCGGCAGCGGGCTCCCACCACTTGGAGTAGCGGGATCCGCGCACGACATTGCCATCGGACGAGGATTTGGGGGAGGAGGAGGAGCCACCCCTGTTCGAGCCAATAGGGGCTTCAGAGGAGGAGGCAGTGGGCATGTCACCCACGGCAACGGGAAGGGACATCCCGTTGGCACCAACGTCAGTGGTGACGTTGTTACCATTGCCGTAGATGTTCGTGGTGGAGTTGCCTTGGCGTTTGAGGCCTTGGCGTTGGACAAGGTGGGCAAAAGCGGGTATGGATTGGGGAATTTTGAGAGGGGAAACATCTGGGAACAGGGTGTAAACAGATGGGTACATTTTGTGGCCTGGATACCGGAGGGCACCCAAGCACAGGTTGTCAAATTGTTCATTGAGGTAGACATTGACGGGAAGGGTGGGGGGAGAGCGATACCAGCCGGAGTGGCGGCGGGCATCAGGGTTGGGGGGGGGAAGGGAGAGAAGGCTTGTGAGAAGGCGGAGTGAGGAGCGTGATGAAGAAAGGCCAGCCAACGAACTCGAGAATCCGTTAGAGCCCTCCATCATGCCAGAAAAAAGAGAAGTGGAAGCAAGAAGAACCACCGTAGACAATTAGCCCAGGGTCAGATCCCACCGAAGTGGGGTACCTCCCTGGCATTCCTGGGTGGTCTTGAGGTATCACCAAATTACGGGCGTTGGGCACACCAACCTTACCTCAGCGTTTCGCCAAACATGCGCCGGAAAACCGGAAAGCGACTACGCACACTGGCCCGTCCATTGCTGGACTGGTCTGGGACAGCGGAACGTCGCCTCAGATATGCTGACCAAGCACACACATGAGAGGTTACTAAGATGAGTTGGGGAAGAGCACTCCCGCAGCGCGCATTTGGGGGAGGTTGGCACCAAGCAGAGCCCTACCGGAATTCACCGGCAGAGATACTCCTGAAGGCGGAAAGACCGGGTGCCTTTGATAACCTGCCTGGATCCCCACAGTTGCCACGTTAGCAGCTTCCGCGGGGGGTCAGGGTGCTCACCTACCAAAGCACTGTAGTTATGGGAAGTGAGGGCGGATAGAAAGAGAGAGAGGGAGGGGGGGGTTCCGCGAGGAACCCGAGGGCGGGACAAACCCGCCCCGAAGGGTGTGGGTGTAGCTGTTTGGACAACGCACGTGCCACTCAACACGTGCGCGAGTAAGCGTGGTGGTTGCGGGGGAAGGGAAGGAATACGGGTAATGAGGACAGATGACGGCATTCTTGTCGCGGGTGGGCCGAAGCCGTCCGCAGACCCCCCATGT